AGGCATGAAAAAGCTGATCGCCAAACGGTCCGTGCTGTACCTGGGGCGGATGTATGACGCGGGCGACACCCTCCCCGCCAATGACCAGAAGATGGTCACCGCATGGCTGAACGCCAAGAGCGCGGAATGGGACGGCCAGGAGGCCGAGGAGTGCCGCCAGGAGGCCCAGGAGGGCGCAAAACAGGCGGACGGGTCCCAGGGCAGCCAAGAGCAGAACGAGGGCCAGGAGGACGAGGAGAACGGCCAGGAGGAAATGGTGGAGGGCCACCTGGACGCTGAACAGCTGGCCACCATGAAAAAGGCCGATCTGGAAAAGCTGGCTGACCAGCTGGGCGTGGATATTTCCGGCGCAAAGAACAACAAGGAACGGGCGGAGCTGATCGCAGCAGTCCCCGTTCAGGCCCCCGCGCATGAAACAGGGGGCGCCCACTGATGGGCGCCCCCAACTTTAAGGATCTGGTGGCAGCTGACATTTCCGCCGTGTACCTGAATGGCCAGGAGTTCGCGGACACTCACACCATAGACGGAAAGCCCATGACCGTGGTGGTGGATGAAAACGAGCTGCTGGAGCGGGACAAGTCAAAAATGGGGATCCAGGTGGATGGGACCTACAAGGCCCGCCGGCTGATCTATGTGGCCAAGGAGGAATACGGCCCACGCCCGGCCCATGGGAAACAGCTTAATTTTGACGGGCGCCTGTTCCGGGTGGCCGATTGCACCGAGGAGGCCGGTATGCTGGCCATTACGCTGGAGGCGGTGAGATCGTGAGCGAAAGCGTAATACAGATTGACACCCAGGCGGAGATTGAAAAGATCATCCGGCAGCTGGACACCCTGCCAAACCGGCTGAAAGCCCCCAGTGTGCTGGCAGCCGCAATCAACGCAGCCGCCAATGAAATGAAACGGAAGATCGGCCAAAAGGCCAGGAAACGCTATGCAATCAGCGACAAGAAGATCCTGACCGACAAGAAACGGGGCGGCATGTACATGGAGCGGGCCAAGGGAGCAGACCCATCCGCCACACTGATCTCCAGGGGCGGCATGGTGGAGGTCATGGCATACATGACCAGGAAGAACACCGAAACCACCGCGGCAATGTTGAAAGTGCTGAACGAAAGCGCCATGACCGCGCTGGAGGTGGACGGGCGGAAAGCCTTTGAGGCCACATTCCAGAGCGGACACACGGCCATTGTGCAGCGCGTGGGCCGCGCCC